GCACTTGGGTTACAAGGGGCAGGATATGTACCACAACAGCAACAACTAGCCGCGGCAACAGGACTAATGGGTCTAGGTTATACTCCGCAGGAGCAAGCGTTAGCAACACTAGGTTATGGTATTGATTTAGCTAAGATACCTGCACTGGGTCAACAGACTGGTGCTGAGCTCTACAGTCAACTGGGTCAAACAGGTTTAGAGAGTATATTACAGGCTAACCAACTTGCTACAAACATGGAAATAGCAAAAGGTACGGGAATGCTAAATGCTTTATTCCGTGATGACGGTAATATTGTTCAAGATATAATTAACGCTATTCCGTGATGACGGTAATGTTGTTCAAGATATAATTGATTTGTTCTAAATCTAAAGGAAAAAGACAATGGCTAGAAATAGAGATATAGCGGGACTACTTACAGGAATACCTAGTGGTGGTTTTGCACAAAACATGATGGAAATGTCTAGAGAATTAGGAACTAGGTTTGGCTCGAGTGTTACAGGTATGATGACTGGTGATATACGTACGCCTAATCAGCAATTAACTGGAGACATAAAAAACTTTAAGAATCTGACTCCTGAAAGACAGCGAGGTCTTATAGGCACACTACAAGCAAGCGGTCAAACTGGACTAGCAAGGACACTTGCGGCTGATTTACAAAAACAGACTCTTGCTAAAGCTAATGATTTAAGAAGAGAAAGTTTAATCACACAGGCTACTGACCTAGGTTTAGCCCAGACTGCAACGCTTTTAACAGACGGTGGTAGTTTAGATAAAGCCGCTGAAGATATACGCAAAGCCCAAGAAACAGATATTGTCAGCAAACAAGGTCGTAAAGGTAAAATAGCAATAGCCCGTAGCCGTGACGTAGGTGCGCCCGTGCTTAAAGCTATAGGACAAGGCGACTATGATTCCTTAAGCAACGAAGAGTTCCTTAAAGTAATATCAGGTGAAAAAGCAACCCTTAAAGTATACACAGATTCTACTGGTAAAGCAAAACCTTTCCGTGTGAATGAGTCAGGTAAAGTATATGACAAAGATAAAAATAAGTGGGTTAATCCTTCTGAATTAGATTTGACACAAGCCGCACAGCTAACTAGAACAATTACTGATGCTGATAGAATATCTAGTAAGTTAAAAGACAAGGCTACGGATAACTTCTTTGTTGCCAATGAAAAAGCACTGTCTGCTCAGAAAATATTAGAAATTAATGCTAACTCTCGTTCATTGATGGAAGAAGGTATTATTACTGGAGCGGGTGCTAACTTCTTATTGGGGATGGCTAGTATTGGTGTTCAGTTAGGTCTTGTACCACAAGGCATTGAAGATGATTTAATAGCTACTCAAACATTTATGGCTGAACGAGGCAAGCAAGTCCTTGCGTTGTTAGGCTCAGGAGATGTTGGTGCGGGTACTGGTATTTCGGATAAAGATGTTCAGTTTATGAAGGAAGTAGCAGGTCAGCAAATTACGTTAAACAAAGAAACTTTAGCACGTATTATGCGTATTGAAGAAAAAGCCGCTAGGAATGCTATTGCTACAAGTAACTCACGCTTAGAAGTAATGAAGCAGTATGTTGGTGAAGACCAAGACTCTGCTCTATTGGATACGTTCTTTGTGCCTATGCCAGAACCTTCAGTTACAGGCTATGTACCGACACAAGCGGCTCAGACTTATCTAGAGCAAGCTAGGAACAGAAGAACTCAAAAACCTCAATAGGAAGTTATAATGCAAATTCAAAATTATACAAAAGATGAATTGCTTGACGCTTTAGAAATGGCTGACCAAGCGGCACAAATGCCTAATGCTTCACCAGAGGATATTGCAAAGGCAAGTCAGGCGGTCAACGAGCTTACAGGTATGCTTGAGGAGTTTGATAAGTCTCAGGGCTATCAGCCCGAAGAGTTTGTTTCCGAAGAGTCTTACAGAAAAGTACTAGCGGACGCAGGTAAAACAATAGATGACTTACCTGTGTTTTTAGAAGAGTTGAGACAGAAGGAAGAAGCAGGTACGTTGTCCAATAGAGAGCGTGGTATTTATGGTGCGTTAAGTGGTAGAGGTAGGCTAGGTACTGGTCTTGACTTGGTAGGGACAGGTATAAGTCTTTCGGCTAGAGAAATCAGCAAGTTTATACCAGACAGTGTAGAAAAGAAAGTTGTTGACGGTGTTACTGACTCAGTTAAAAGGTTAAGTGAAATACCTAATGTTGATAAAGTAATAAACGCTATAGGAGAAAAAGGAAAAGATTTTTATCAATGGTGGATGCAGTGGAAATCAGAAAACCCTAACGATGCTATGGGTGTAGAGAGTATTCTCAACGTGGCGCAGGTGTTTGCTCCTCCGTTTAAGCGTAAGCCTATTCCAGATAAAACTATGTTCCGTACACAGGCTGACAAACAACTTGACAAAGCTAGAGAGTTAGAAACTGGACAGCGTAGAGATTACTTACAGAGTTTAATTACGCCTATATCTACTAAAGCTAATGATGAAGCCCGTGCTAAACGTATGACTCAGAATGAAAAAGGTCGTAATGTTTACAACCCTACTGATGAAGAACAAGAAATGGTAAACGTATTAAAACGTGTGCCTGTCAGTGCTGATAATAGTTTAGTAGGCAACAGAGTTATACTGGATACTGAGATAAACAAAGTCCACAACTCTTTGGTCAAACAGCTAGGTAAATCTAAAGTCAAGTTAAATAAGAAAGAATTAAACACTGAGTTAGAAGGGATTGTAGATGACCTACAGGAAACTAACCCTGTACTTGTTGGTGATGCCTCAGCAGTAGCTAAAAAGATATTCAACAAAGCACAACAGCTGTTAGCCAAGTCTGATGGTTCTCCTGCACAGCTTATGCAAGTACGTAGAGACCTAGACAAGTGGGCTAAACAACAAGGCAAAGGTAGCTTTGACGGCAACGAAAATGCATATACAGTAGCACAACGCGCTGTACGTGACTTCCTAAACGAAAAAGTAGCCGATGCTGTACCTGAGACTGCTGTGTTAGACAAACTACGTAAACAACACTTGTTACTGCGTGCTAATGACAGAATACTACCTAAAGCCGCACAAGAGGCTGACACAAAGATAGGTCGTTTAGTTGATAACTTTTACATAGCAACAGGGACTACACCTCCCAAGACTATGTTAGGTAAAGTAGCTACTGTGGGTTTAGCTACAAGTATCGTAGGTGGTGCGGGTATGCTAGGTGCGTTACCTTACTTAGCTAGTGGTGCAGGTATAGGGACAATAGGTTATTTATTTTATCGTGGTTCAGTCAGCCCTTCGCTACGTAAAGGACTATCAGCCGCGCTTAGAGAGACGGACAATTTGTTAAGCAGTAAACTGAGCAAAGAGATGCGTAAGGCTATACAAGCTGACCGTGTTATTCTTGTGGAAGCTATGAAACTACCTACAGCACCAGAAGGAGCAGATGACGATGAGTGATGCTTTAGATACTAAAAGCCCGTGGAGTTCTTTAAGTCAGCCTAAGTCGGCTAGTCAATACTACGCCAAACAGATGCTAGACAAGCCACCAGAGGAAAGACAAAAGTATGCTGAAGAATTGGCATACAATCAACTTTCTCTTGCTCCTGTTTCAGGTGAGGTTATATCTGCTAAGGAGGCTAAAGATTACTTTGGAGAGGGAAGGACTGGCATGGGTATGTTGGCTACCGCAGGTGCTATTCCTTTTCTAGGCGCAGGTATACGTCCTATAACGAAAGCTATAGGTAAAGTCGTAGGTTCTGTTACTAAACCTGCAATGAACTTAAGAGACTCAGGGTTAAGGGGCAATGTATTAGCAGGACAAAGCAATTATATTGACAATTACTATGCTCCAAGTCCTGATGTAACCCCCACAGCTATGGAAAAGAAGGTAGCCGAGACTTATCTTAAAAGAAAAGGTCAGGACGCTAAACCTTCGTTGGTTGACAGGACTGCTCAAGCAGGTAGAGGCATGATTAAGTGGGCGGCTGATGCTCCCGCTAATGTTTTAGACGCAACACTTAATCCTGCGGCTCGTGCCTTGTACAAAGAAACAGGAATTAATAGACGAAGCCAACAGAAGATACGTAAGTTACTAGAAGAAGGAAGTTCAGACCCTAAAAAGCTATCTCGAATGCTAGACAAAGCTACGGCTCAAGGTATATACATGATGCACGTAGGAGAACAGGCGGGTAGGCTTGGTAAACTTTCTCCTGAGTTAGAAGAGTTAGCATCCTACTCCTACATGGGAAAAGCCTACGTACCTGCTACAAAAGAAAACTTTATTAAGGGTGTCAAACAAACAGAGACTTTACGTAACGGTAAAAAATTATATGTACCACCTAAAGATTTAGATAGGGCGTATGACTTCTTTGAAAATAATTTTAATTTACGTGATGGTGCAAAGTTAGTAATCAAACAACCAACAGGTAAGTCAGGAAACCATCTTGGTGATTTGGTTACTAAGAATCCAACTAATGCTTTTGGTAGGAAAGCGGCTGACAATTTAAAGAAATCAGGCAAGAAAAGAACTCCTAACAACTGGAGAGAGTCTCTTGTAAAAGAATCTGATGATGGTAAAAACTTTAGAGTATTGCAACAGGATTCAGACGGTGGTGTTTGGGTACGTTCAGGAACAAAGGCTAAACCTTTTGTAGGTACTGCTGTTGTAGAGGGAGGAGTAGCAGGTTTTTCTAAAATGTATCCTAATGGTAATACTGTTAGCTTTATGTATGACCAACACGATTTCTTAGAGAAGATACCTGCTGTTGGTAAGATACTTGAAGAGGTGTTGCCTAAAGATGTAGTGGCTGTTGCGGGTCCGATTCATCACAATATATTTAGTAACAAGTGGGGTAAGAACCTTGAGTATAGGAAGTCCTCTACTACGGAAACACCTACCTTAAAGAAAGACCCGAGCAGAATGAACCAACAAGAACTACAGGAACTTTTAACTAGAATATCTAACGTGAAGCCTTCAGCCAAAGGAACGGCAGTAGAAACAGGTAAGGTAGTGGGGACAGGCGGTTTGTTAACAGGTGCTTATACAGCAAGACAATCAAATGATGAATAACAAAAGGGGGCATTACGCCCCCTTAGTTTTACCTATGCTATTTCACACGCGCCTCCGACACACGCCAGTTCTTGCGAACCTGTAGTATTATCTTCCTTCTCGAAGTGTTCTAAGTCTTCCCACTTAACATCCACTGGCATAGCCGCTAGTAACTCCTCATACTTCTCAGCGGTTATGTCCTCATAAGGGGCTTGCTGATAAACATGGTCACTAACTGGCAACAAACTAATACCACTGACACTATCGAAGTTATCCCATATCCACTGTGCTATTTGCAGGAACTCACTATCTGTATAATAAACAGTGATACTTGGCTTATGTTCGCACCAGTAATCTTGGTACTTCTTCCAGACTCTTAGCTGTTCCATTGCACCCACCTGCTTTACTGTAGTACTGCTGTCGGGTGACTTGATAGGGAAGCCAAAGACCAGAGAAGACTTACTCATTACGTCATCTTCTACAGGGAAACCTGCGGCTGTCATGTACTGAGCAAGCGGGTCTTTCTTGTCTGAACGCACTCTACGGATATAATGCTTAGAAAAACGGGGATGTATGCCACTAGCAGAATCAACAAGCTGAGACACAGTACCGCTTGGCTTAACACAAGTAATAGCCGCAGACTGAGCAATGCCAAGTTTGTCAGCCCACTCTTTATTAGTTTTGATTGCAACATCTTTCATCTCCGTCAACCACTTATCTAGGTCAGGCGAATCTTTACCCAACAAGTAATGGTCACATATCCCAGTTAAACTTACACCCAATAGTGCTTCTTCTTCTGTGTTTCTCTTCCATACATTGCGTAGGTAGCGGAAGTCAGTCAAGGTAGCCTGTAGAGTTCCGATGATGGAAGCTACTTCAACTTTCTTTTTAAGACTAACAAGGTCATCGTCTGCACGTATAACGACCTCAGATAGGTTACAGAACTGATTACTGCGTAGGATAATCTCAGAGCAAGGGTTAGTCCCAAAGTCCTGCTCAGGGTCTCTACGTCCGTTCTTAGCGGCTATCTTCTGTGCCGCCACGCGACTAAAGATACCACGTTCCCCTGCCTTACTGTCGTACATGGTGTGCATCTCAGTAAGGAATGACTCAAAGTCTGGCTTCTCTGTGTACGCTACGCTGTTGTTAGCCAGTCTACGTTGTCCTTCATCCATCCACCACTGACCAGACTTAGCCTTAGCCATACGTGGGTCTGATAGGTTTGACAAGCTAATCAATGCTGACCTACGTACACCACCGACAACTACAATGTCTGCAATCTTACATACAACATCGTGGCACTCAATGCTCGTTAGCTTACGTCCTGATGCCTTCTGGAATATACCTACGCAGAAGTTAAACAAATCCTCAAGAGGCTCTGCGCCACTAGCACGACCACCAAAGGTCTTGAGTCTAGCACCTGATGGGCGTACCTTACTCATGTCCCACTTAGGTATCTTACCTGCGTACAGCATAGCGATTAACTCACGGAATGCACTAGCCCAACCAATCTTACTGTCTGCTACTACAATGGTACTGTCAGTCTCATGGAATGACTCAGCGATGACTGGTAGCTTACTGATGAAGTTACGTTCAACACTGAACCCTACGCCTGTACCGCACATAAGTACGTACATAAGTTCATCAAAGCTACGTGGTGAGTCAATGTGTAGGTAGCTACAATTAAACCCTGCTACATTGTCCTTGTCCAGTGCTTCACCTGCTGTCATCATACAGCGCATACTGGGCATTACTTCTAGGTTGTATATAGCATTGTATAACTTCTTCCCGTCAGCCTTGCTTATCTGACCACGACCATCCCAGAAGTCTACGTAACGCTGTACTGTCTCTGCCCATGTCTCACGTCTACCTTCGACAGGTAGCCAACGTGCGTAACGGGACTTGTGTATAAACTGTTGATACTGATTCATTTTTTAACTTCCTTATCTTTTAGTTTGTCTTTCTCTATATCTTCATCTGAGTGGTCATTGACATTAAGTTTGCCAAAGATAGCATCAAAGTTATCTGCGTATTTCTTGGAGTCGGTGGGTCGTTGTCCTGACCCTTTGCCTCCGTGTGTTTGTCCTTTCATTACCTAACCTCCTTAGTTACTACACTGGTCAGCCTATCTAAATACCACTGGGCTTTCTCTAAGTCCTCTGCGTGTTTACCTTTGCGTTCATATCGCCATAGGTACTTCATGGTGTTGCCCTTGAGATAACCTTTGAATGCCTCTGTTGTCATTGACTCTTCAATAGCTTCGATACATTCTATACTACCATAAGCGTAGTGCTTGGGGTGGTTAACCATATCTTCTGTCTGTTCATCTGGGTTGTTTACCAGATAGTCTTCATACTTCTTAACTAGGGCAGGGTGTTTGTCTCTCAGCCTGTCCCAATCAGCAGGGGTTGCATCATCAATGCTCATAATCATCCTCCGTAAATAAGTCTCTGTTCCTAATTAATCTATCTTCAAAAGCCTCTAGCAAGTCCTCAACTGATATGTCTAATGCTTCGACAACCAATACCGCATCGTAGTCCCTTGCTACTGCTTCCTTGAGTTCCTCCAATGTATGTGACATCATTCTTTTCCTTCAACATATTTGACAAGTTCCTGTGCGGTATGTAGTGTGTAGTGTTTCATACCTTCCTTCTCACACCACTGACCCATTGTAATCTTACCGCCCTTACGTACCTTCTTGTGTTCATTGGACAGTAAGAATATTAATTCGTAACCATCTTCTAATATTGTATCACGAATTGACTTATATTTCAAGGTGTCACCTACACGAAAGAAACCTTTTACCTCTACCATAACTTTCTTTTCTTCGTGTACAAAGTCTGGCATATAAGTCCTGTATACTGTGTAAGGAACTCCATAGGGTTCGTACTTGAACCCTTTACTCTTGACCTCTTTAGAAAACTCTTTCTCCAGTGCCGACCTGAACTTACCGCTTTTCTTGCTCAATTTCGACCTCCTGTACGTTGGGTTCGTACTCTACATTTATCAAGAATTTTGGACCATATGAGTAGGCAAACTTTCTTACCTCTGGGTAGCAGTGCTTTTTGTATTGACAGTACGAGCATTTTATACCCAATTTTATATTCCCAGATTTTCCGTCTGGTACAGAGTCGGTACAAAAGATTTCTGGCTCTGGCAAGCCTACTAGCTTTTTTACGTGGCGTATGCGCTCTGTAATGTCCCCCTTAATGTACTTATAGATTGGTGCTTGAGTATCCTCTAGGTCATACTTAAGTACCGCGAGATGTCCATTGGCTTTGTCCATAGCTAACCAACCGAACTCAGTCTCACCACAGGCATGGGCGTATGCTTTAATCTGGTCAACATAACCAAAGGCATCATCCATAGCCAGTGTACCATCCTTAAACTTCTTGAACCCGAAGGAACTGGCAGACTTAACATCAATAACAATACCATCAATCTTACAGTCCATGTGTCCCTT